GCATCTTCGCCGGCATGCTTCACCGATAGCGCCATGAACAGAATCGAAAGCATGGTCGAAAGCGATGTCCATTCAAGGTAGGAATCGTTGCGCTGCGCTTCGCCCCATCTGCGATAAATCAGGTCTTCGATTTTCTGAGAAACCGGGTTCTTTTCCATTTCAATGCTCCCTTAAAAAATTGTGAAGATCACCAGCAAGGCGATCAGGATCGCCGCAATTGCCAGCGGCCAAACCGGCCCGCGCCGTCCTTCCAAAAAGGTGAAGTCATCGCGCAGTGGTTCCATATACGGCGCGCCGAATGCCTCTCTGAAGGATCGCGGGAATTTGAAATCATGCCGGATCATTTTCGCCCTCCTTTTCCGATTCAATGATGTCGCCCCATATCGCCATCACCCCAGCGAGAAAGAGCATTCCGAGAATAAATGAATTCAAGTCAATCACCTTTCGCCCTCCACTTTGCCTTGCAACCTGCGTTGCATTCCCAATGCCGAACCGGCCCGCAATCGCACCCCAGCGGATAAGCTGAAATCGATTCATGCCCGGATCGATCGAGCGAAAGAACCCCGACCGTCACCCGATGCATGCCGGGATTCGCTGCCATGAAATCCTGCGCAATCATGCGCAGGCGCTCAATTTCGCTTTGCTGGCTCATCTTCATGCCTCCTTATATCGCGATGATTCCTGATAGGTTTTCAAGTGCTGCTCAAGGCTTGTGAATTGCCACTTGGCATCCCCAACGGCCCGGCGCGGCGGGTAATGATCAATCAAGGCCTCGAAGCTTGATGTCTGGATATCGCAAGTCCTGCCGATCACCCACCCGGTCCCGGTTTGGCTGGGCTGATTGGTCTTGTAATTCCCGGAGAAGGTGATCGCGCCGAGATCGATCCCGAAGCTGATCACCCGGCTTCCCGCCGCGTTGGTGAAAAATCCGTAGGTGCCGCGCTCGGCGACGAATGCCCGGAAGCCTGCCGCTTTGATCATCGCGACAAGATCGCTGATCATTTCTTTTTCCCGTTCAATGCTGCTCATGCCTTTTCCCCTTTCGCTTTTCTGATCGCTGCGCGCGCTTTCTCGCTGATCGCCTCAAGATCATCGCCGTCGCATCCTTCGTCGCGGCTGACAATCGAATCGATCCATTGCAGCGCGCCAAGCAATTCAGGCGCCGCCGCGATCAGAGCCGCATTCGCGTTTTCGTTGCTGGCGCAGCGGAGGTCGGCGATCCAATCGCGGCCGTCCTCAACCCCGGCCGCGGGGTAGATGATTCCGTCGATCGCCTCCCAAGGGCCGGGCGTGGCTTCAGGCTTATTCAGCATCTTCGGCCTCCACTTCGTTTTCATAGCAGTCGTCATCGGATTCTTCGCCGGTATTGATCAGGACATGCCCGAAGGAAATCACCCCGGCGTCATCGGATTCGCATTCAAAATCGGCGTCCATCCGGACGATGTTTCCCCAGCGGTTCCAGCCTGCGTTCTCTGGATTCTTCGTGTCGATATCTTCGAGAAGGATGCACCCCAGCGATCCAGAATCAACCGGGTAAGTCCGATTGCCGTTGTCCGGATATTCGCCGTCGCCATATGCGGTATTGAAGATTGCGAAGCGGCGCCCGTCCATCAGGGTGAATTCACCTTCAGCGCATCCGCCGCCGGGGTTCTGATCATCGATGATCAGCGCGCAAACTTCGTCCCATTCGGCGTGCATGACATAGCAAAGGTCGCCGATCCAATACATTCCCGATTTCATCATTTCGATTCTCCCTTTATGCGGCGGCTTCAAAAGCTGCCATTTCAACATCGCGGAAATACCCATACGGCAGGCTGCGTTTGTAGCAGAAATAATCCGGGTCATATTGAAAGTCCGGATCGGCTGCAATGATCTGGATCGCTGCGGCTTTCTTGTCGAATTCGCCGCCCAGCTTCGCCGCCCATTCCGCCTCGAATTCCTTGACAGCGGATTCTTCGGCGGCAATCTGGCGCGCTTCCGATTCGCGCATTTCCTTGATCGCTGCATCCCACATTTTTTGCTTTTGCTCGGGCGATGATGAATCCCAAGCGTCCCAGCCAGCGGACCCCGGGCGGAAGCCGAAAGCATCCTTGTGAAGATCGCTCCAAAGGTCGTCGCTGTAGGTGAATTCTTGATTTTGCATTTCGTATCTCCTGATCCGTTTCATGCGAAAGCGCATGAGCCAACTATATGCATCCGGGTGGTAGTTGCAAGAGAAAAATCTAATATTTTCGGAGATTTTTCTAATACCCGGATAGCGCCGATTTATCCGGCGCCTCCGGTCATTTCACCTTCGCGACCCGGGCGACATTCGCTGTCAATTCATCCGGATAGAATTCGATCGATTCCATGCCGTTGATCATCGCGTCGAAGGCGTAGCGATTTTTACCGTCCTCGATCCAAATCCTTTTTGCCCGCGGCTGCACCGCATAGACGCTCAGGATCGCGCCCGGCTGGATCGCGTGGTTCAGGCGCTTTGCCGGCCCGCGCTTCCCTTGCTGCACCCATATCACCGCGGGCAGCGGCGATGCCACAAGGGCAAGCATTCCGCGCTTCGCTTTCTTCACTGAAGATTCAAGCGCTTCCCGCTTCGCCCGGGCAGCATCCTTGCGAAGATCGATGATCTTCGCTTTCGCGGCCTCGATCAGCGCGCGGAGATCGGCTTCGTTGTTCGGGAGGTTCATGGCTTGTCCTTTCCTTCGATCTTGCGGATCGCTGCGCGCGCTTTGGATTGCCAGCAAAGGAAAGCGACCCCGGTTAGGACCAAGCATTCCTCGCGCTCGCCGCCCATAGCGTCGCGCAAAAGCTGAAGCAATTCGGGCGCAGCGGCGATCAGTGCCAAGTTCTGCGCGGCCTCATGTCCAAGCCCGGGCGCCTCGCTGAATTCGCCGATGTGCTTGCGATTGCCGAAGTCCTGAACAAGCGTCTTGCCGCGGAAAGCCCAAGGGCCGGGGGTGTGGGTGATCTTCATTCTGATGCTCCAATCAAAGGTTGAAAGCCCGCGCGATTGCCTGCTCGGCCATGATCGCGGGGATTGCACAAAGGGCGATGATCAGCAGTTCCATTTTTTCATTCCTCCGTGATGATGAATCCGGCCTCGCTATCGAAGCCCGGGAAAGCTTCAGGATCGGCGGCGGCTTCCGCAGCAAGCATGCCGATCGCCTCGTCGCGATCTGCAGCGGCCCAAAAGCCCCAATCGGTGCCGTCCTTTTCGGTGATCTGAAAAACCTTCATTTCGATTCCCTTCAAAATTCGCTGAAATCGCCGCCATCCATATCGAAGCGCGGCAATGCCTTTTCATGGCTGCGGGCCTGCCGAAGCGACCAGCGCTGGCGGCGTTGAAATTCGCGGCGGGTCATTTCGGGCGGGCGCCCATATGCTTTCGCTTCGGCTGCGGAAGGAATGAGGCCGGCTTTCACAAGCTGGCGGGATTCCGCGTGGCTGATTCCGAATCGGCTTTTGAGTTTCATCTTGATTCCCCTGAATGCGTTGGTGATGAGCCGAGATTAGAAAAAGATCATGGTGGTTGCAATAAGAAAAATCTAATATTCCATGAGATTTTTCTAATGCATTGAACTGAAAGGTCAAATAATTCGCGGGCTGGTTAGTTTTTGCGGGTTATTGGCTGATGGCGCGCCGGATACATTCGGCAGCATCCAATCAACCCGGAATCACGATGAAGCCTTTTGAAATCTTCCGCGCAGGCAAGCAAACGAGCAGCGCTGGCAAGACGATTGAGTTCGGCGAGGATGAACTTCAGGCCGCGGCCGCGGCATATGATCCGGCGATCCATGAGGCGCCGATCGTTGTCGGGCATCCGAAGGAAAACGGCCCGGCTTACGGCTGGGTCAAGGCGATTTCATTCGCTGACGGCAAGATGGTCGCCGATCCGATCCAAGTCGATGAAGCGTTCGCCGAAATGGTCGCCGCCGGCCGCTTCAAAAAGCGCAGCGCAAGCTTCTACACCCCTGACAGCCCGCACAACCCCAAGCCGGGCGTGTTCTATCTTCGCCACGTTGGCTTTTTGGGCGCCCAGCCGCCCGCAGTCAAAGGGCTGAAGGATGTCGCTTTCGCCGATGCTGACGAAGGCGTGGTCGAATTCGCCGATGCGGCTCTGCTTTCCGGCCTGTTCCGCCGCATGCGTGAATTTTTCATCAGCAAATTCTCGATTGATGACGCGAATTCGGTTCTCCCGGATTGGCTGATCAGCGAGTTGGAGGCAGAGGCGCGGGCCGATGTCGAAAAAACCGCGGCGCCGATGCCCGCTTTCACCGAAGGAGATTTGAATATGGATTTCAAAGAGCAGTACGAAGCCGAAAAGGCCCGGGCCGACAAGGCTGAAGCCGACCTGAAGGCGCAAGCCGAGAATTTTTCCGAGCGCGAGAAGGCGATCGCCGAACGCGAGACTGCAATCGCCCGCGGCGAAGTTGAATCGCAAGTCGATGCGCTGGTGAAAGCCGGCAAGGTGCTGCCGGCGCAGAAAGCCGCCACCGTCGATTTCGCAATGTCCCTGAATTCGGTTGACCTGACTCTGGATTTCAAAGAGGGCGAGGAAACGAAGAAAGTCAGCCAGCGGGACGCATACCTGAAGCAAATCGCCGCCGGCCCGAAGCTTGTCGAATATTCGGAATTGGCGCCCGCTGATGGTGGCGCGCCTGCGCCGATCCCGACCGTCGCCGCATCGAACAAAACACTGCTCGATCAGGTCGCCGGCAAGGCAGGCAAAAAAGCGAAAGCCTAATTCATCCCCAACCCGATTTTAGGAGAACCCAAAAATGGCAACTTTCAACGAACCCATGCGCCCGTATGAGGTGCTTTATTCCGAAGCGAACGGAAGCCTGTCCCGCGAAGGCGTGGTCGTCGCTTCCGGTCAAGGCATCCTCGAAGCCGGCACCGTTGTCGCGAAGATCACCGCGTCGGGAAAATATGTCGCTTATGACAATGTCGGCTCGGACGGTTCCGAAGTCGCGGCCGGCGTCCTGCTGCAAAGCGTTGACGCCACCAGCGCTGATGCCGAAGTCGTCGCCGCCGTTCGACTCTGCGAAGTTCGCCTCGATGCAATGCAGTGGGCCGCTGGCTTGCTGCAGGCTGACATCGATGCCGCGCTGGTCGATCTGGCAACCAAATTCATCGTCGCCCGCTAATCGCGGCATCACTTAACGAAAGGATTTTAGAAAATGGATATCTACCGCGATTATTTCACCCGCGAAAGCTTGGTCGCCTCGGTTGCTCAGGCGCCCTACGTTCCGGGTCAACTGGCTGCGATGGGGATTTTTGAAACCCGCGGCCTGACTTCGACCACG